AACCCCTCTTTACAAAAGAGGGGAACAGTAAAACGGAAAAAAATAGCCCCCCTCTTTAGAAAAGAGGGGCTGGGGGAGATTTGAAGAATACGGAGAACACAATGAAAAAAATAAGCAATAACGCCAAAATTAGCCGTGCAATCAATAAAGGTCGCACGGTTGCTCAATGGTTTTACTTACGTTGGGGTTACTAATGGCACTCAAAGAGTTGATTACTAACAACGATGGTCGCCTTTCCACTACCGCCTTTATCCAATTTTTCGGGGCTTTGCTAATGGCTGGCATTTTGGTTTATGCCGTGTGGTTAGATCGTGCTTATGTGGGCGAACTCTTTACCACCTTTGCCCTATTCTGCGGTGGTGGCGTAGCGACCAAAGGTTTTGCTAATGCGTTAAATAATCGGGGGCATGAAGAATGATACTTTACTTAATTTTAGTCGGTGTTGCGGTGATTTTTGTGGGCGGTACGATTGCTTGTTACAAAATCCGCAAAGCAAGTCATGAAATCGACCGCTTGTTTAAGCAAAACGAGCAACTGCAACAGGAAAAAGCAGTAGCTCAAACCCAAGTCAAACATTTTGAAACGAGAAAAAAGAATGAAGAAAACAACCGCACTTCTGATCGCAATGGGCTTATTGACCGCCTGCAACAGCAAGGTGATCTCCGTGATTAACCCGAGCTGTTCAGGCTTTGGTGTAATCAAGGCAAGCCGTCAGGACACAACCGAAACCCTACGCCAAATAGCGGTGCATAACGCCACCTATCGGGAGATTTGCAAGGAGACGAACGATGACCATTAACGTGGAATTTTGGCACTTGGTGGGGTTATTGCTTTCATTCTTAGGTTGCTGTTTTGGCTTTGCCAAGATTTTAGTATCGCAGTTCCAAAACTCACTGTCGGAACGCCACCAAAACCAGCTTAAAGTAAACGACAAAGTGGAAGAATTGGAAAAGCAATTCAACCAAATGCAATCCTCCCTGCCGCTTGTGTATGTATTACGTGATGACTACATTCGCGGGCAAACGGTGCTGGAAGCCAAGATGGATGCCTTACACAAAACCTTAAGTGATTTATACAAAATGGAGAGTGCAAAATGATGGAAAAAGCACGCCGAGAAGGTATGCGTTGGCAGTTGCTCAACGTGTTACACAAAGCAATGCCTTACACCACCAGCGAGCAGTTTTTACTTGATGTGATGCGCGGTATTTACCCAAACGTCACCGCTCTTGAAGTCCGTCAGCAGTTGGAATATCTCGCCGACCGCAGACTGGTGGAAATCGACAAACAACCGCACGGTGTATGGTTTGCCGATATTAACCGCTTGGGTGTGGATATTGTGGAATATACCATCGACTGCCAAGCAGGTATCGCCCGCCCTGAAAAGTATTGGGCGTAAGGGGGAGAAATGGCACCTCGCTCAAGTATTGAAAAACTGCCCGAAGATGTTCGCCGCTGGCTAGAACGTGCCTTAACTGAGAACGGATTTTCGGGCTATGTGGAATTGGAAACGCTATTGCGTGAGAAAGGCTATTCCATCAGCAAATCGGCGATTCACCGCCATGGGCAGAAGATTGAACGCCGTTTTAAGGCAATCAAGGACAGTACTGAAGCGGCTCGCATTATTGCCGAAGGCGCTGAAGATAAGGAAGATAAACGTAGTGAAGCCTTAATGGGGATGTTGCAGTCGTCCCTATTTGACGCGCTTGTGGACATCGAAGAAGCCAAAGACGATGAGATGACCCCGATGGAGAAATTCCAAGCCTTGAGCTTTGCAGGTAAAAACGTGGCATCTCTCATTCAGGCAAGTACCAAGCTCAAAGTTTATCAAGCCGATGTAAGAAAACGAGCTGAGCTTGCTGCTGAAGAAACGGAAAAAATTGTTATTCAAGCAGGTTTATCGGCGGAAACCGCCGACAAAATCAAACAGCAAATTTTAGGTATTGCATAGTGAAAGATCTCATTCCCTTTGACCCAAACGAACTCCTGCTGGGCTATCAAAAACGTTGGATAGCGGATAAATCGCAGCTCAAAATCGCTGAAAAATCTCGCCGAACAGGTTTGACGTGGGCAGAAGCGGCCGATGATGCCTTGATTGCCAGCCTTGCCAAAAAAGACGGCGGCTCTGATGTATTCTACATTGGATCAAATAAGGAAATGGCTCGCGAATTTATTGATGCGGTAGCAATGTGGGCAAGGGCATTTAACTATGCGGCGGGCGAAATTCAAGAAGAAGTATTACAAGATGAAGATAAGGACATTTTGACCTATGTGATCTATTTTGCATCAGGCTTCAAAGTAAAAGCCCTTTCCAGCAACCCGAAAAACTTGCGTGGTATGCAAGGCGTGGTGGTGATTGATGAAGCAGCCTTCCATGAATACCTTGCGGAAGTATTAAAAGCCGCTCTTGCTCTCACTATGTGGGGTGCAAAAGTGCGGTTGATTTCTACCCACAACGGGGCAGACAACCTTTTCAATGAGCTGATTTTAGATAGTCGGGCAGGCAGAAAACGCTACTCAGTGCATACGATTACCCTTGATGATGCTTGTGCCGAGGGGTTATACCAACGTATTTGCCAAGTCAGCAAGCAGGAATGGTCGCCTGAAAAAGAAGCCGAGTGGAAAGAAAACCTGCTCAACGACACCGCAACCAAAGAAGACGCGGAAGAAGAATACTATTGCGTACCGAAAAACGGCTCAGGCTTATGGCTCTCCCGAGCCTTAATCGAACGCCAAATGAGCGAAAACACGCCCGTAATCCGAATGACGGCAAAAGATGGCTTTAGCCTTGTGCCTGAGCCGACACGCTATCAGGAAATGCTGGATTGGTGCGAAACCACACTTCAGCCGATTTTGCAAACCTTAGATGAAACGCAATTACATTTTTTAGGCGAAGACTTTGCTCGCAGTGGCGATATGACCTCTTTTGTCGTGTTAGCTCAACAGCAAAACTTAACAAAAAGCGTTCGGTTGATTGTAGAGCTGGGCAATATGCCTTACAAGCAACAAGAACAAATTGTGCTGTTTATTCTCAAGCATTTGCCACGCTTCGCCGGTGCAGCTTTTGATGCACGAGGGAACGGTGGCTATTTGGCCGAAGCCGCTCGTGATGCTTTCGGCTCATTGGTGGACTGCGTGCAGTTATCGGAAAAATGGTATCGCGAACACACCGCCCCATTTAAAGCCGCACTCGAAGATGGCGAACTCGACAGCATTCCCAAAGATGCCGATATTCTTGCCGATTTGCGTTCATTCCAAGTGGTGAAAGGCGTGCCACGCATTCCCGATAAACGAACCAAAAGTACAGACGGCAAAAGCAAACGCCATGGCGATACTGCAATTTCTTTATTGCTTGCGCATTATGCCAGCCGTCAGTTGGTACAGTTGCCTGTGAAAGCCCACAGTCGCAAAACAAGAGCCAGCCGAAAATTAACGCAAGGATATTAACCATGATCGCATTTGTAACTTTAACCATTTCTGCCACTGTGCTGATTTTTTACGACAAACCGTTTTGGTGGGTATTTTTATTGCTTGCCACCTTAGTGGATTATAAGAAATAAGGAAAGCCAATGACTCCGAAAAAACAAGATTTAATCCGCGTCATCGCCAGCCGTGCCAACGCCATTGACTATTGGTCGTTTATGCACTACCTGCCGAACCCTGATCCTGTGCTGAAGAAAATGGGCAAGGACATTTCGGCTTATCGTGAAATTTTATCCGACAGCCACGTTGGGGGCTGTGTTCGTCGCAGAAAAGCCGCAATCAAAGGGCTGGAATGGCGTATCACACCCACAGGCAATGAAAAAACGGACGAGATTTTAACCGCACTTTTTGACCGCTTACCTATCTCACAAATTATCAGCCAAATTTTAGATGCTACCTTGTTTGGCTATCAAGCCTTAGAAGTGATGTGGGAAAGCAACAACGGTTTATTATTGCCAACGGCAATTGTCGGCAAACCGCAAGAGTGGTTTGTGTTTGACGAAGAAAACCAGCTTAAACTTCGTACCAAAGAACATCGCGACGGTGAATTTATTCCGCCTTACCGAATGTTGCTCGCCACCCAAAATGCGACCTACATCAACCCGTATGGCTTAGGTGATTTATCGCTCTGCTTTTGGGCAGCAACCTTTAAAAAAGCAGGCTTTAAGTATTGGTTGGAATTTACCGAAAAATACGGCTCGCCTTGGCTAGTGGGGAAACATCCGCGACAAGCACAAATTCACGAAGTGGAAGACTTGCTAGACAGTATGGAAGCGATGCTCGGCACAGCGGTTGCCGCGATTCCTGACGACAGCTCCATCGGCTTAGTGGAAGGTTCTGACAAAAGCGGTTCGTCCGAAGCCTTTGATAATTTCATCAAATACTGCAAATCGGAAATCGCTATTGCTTTGCTCGGTCAAAACCAAACCACCGAAGCGGAAGCCAACCGAGCCTCTGCCACCGCAGGGCTAGAAGTGACGCGTGATATTCGCAACGACGACGCCAGCCTTGTGGAAGGCGTGTTCAATCAGTTACTGATGTGGATTTGCGAGCTGAATTTCAGCGTGGACACCTTGCCAACCTTCGAGCTATTCGAGCAAGAAAGCATTGACAAACTGCAGGCAGAACGCGACAAGATTTTGACTGAAATTGGCGTGAGCTTTACCGAGCAATATATCCACCGCACTTATGGTTTTGAAGACGGTGACATCATTATGCAAGCGGTCGAAAAAGCGGAAAAATCTGCCAACACCGCCGACTTTGCCGAACCTATCCCAAAAAGCGTGATTGAAACCATTGGCGAACAGTTAGAAGTGGAAGGCGAAGCCGTTGTTGAAACTTGGCTACACGATATTCGCGACCGCTTAGGACAAGCTGAAAGTTTGGAAGATTTTCGCAACCAACTTGATAGCCTAATTCCAGAACTCAGCTATGCCGAATATGGCGAACTGCTGGCGTGGGGTTCAACTGCGGCACAGTTTGCAGGGCGACAATCCGTAGAAGATGAGCGTGCCAAGTCCCCCTCTTTCGTAAAGAGGGGCTAGGGGAGATTTGTCAATGAAATTCACTTTTGAAAATCAAGTCAAATACTTTGAGAAAAAACTCAACCTACCGACCAACAGCTACCTTGACGTATTAGGTGATGAACACGATTACTTTTTTGTGGTTGCTGGTGCGAACCGAAATGAAGTCCTGCTCGCATTTCGCGAAGCGGTGGACGAAGCCATCAACAACGGCGAAACACTGGAAGGCTTCCGCAAGCGTTTTGATGAGGTTGTCGCTCGCACAGGCTGGGATTACAAAGGCGGCAGAAATTGGCGAACCCGTATTATTTACGACACCAACGTTTATGCGGCTTACAATCGCGGACGGTTGCAGCAACATTTAGAGTTAGCTGATGTAATGCCCTATTGGGAATATCATCACCACGATAATAGCCACCCACGCCAAGAGCATATTGATTTAGACGGCACAATTTTGCCTGCAAGCGATCCGTTTTGGCGTTATTACTACCCGATTAAAGCCTATGGCTGCCACTGCACCGTTACCGCCCATGACGAAGATGACTTAAAGGAAATGGGTAGAACAGTCAGCCCCTCGCCTGAAATTGAATGGGAAGAGAAATTGGTCGGCACACGTTCAGGCAATCCTCGAATGATAAAAGTGCCAAAGGGTTATGACGTGGGCTTTCAACCGCATAATTTTGAGCGATTGACCGCAGGGCGAAATGCCGATGTAGATCAGCTACTTTTCAATAAAGCCGTTACCGCCGAACCGAAACTGGCCAGCCTCTTAATTGAAAACGTGTTACAAAATCCGCGTGCCATGTTGCTGTTAAATGGAGCGATGAAATCAATGGTAGATCAAGTTGCCAGCGAAAAAATAGCTCGTGGGCAAATCAAAAACGTCGGCGTAATTCCTGCCAAAGTGATTGATAAATTAAACGCTCTTGAAAAAGCTCCACAAAGTGCGGTGATTGCGGTGCGTGATGAAGATGTATTACACGCCTTGCGTGATACTAAGCAAGCTAAAGGTATTAACCTGCCGATTGAGTTTTGGGAAGATTTGCCGGAGAAGTTGAGAAATCCTAAGGCGATTTTGTTGGAACGTGATCAGAAATTACCTACGCTGATTTTTGTGTATGAAATCGAGCAAGGTAAAGTAGCAATCAAAATGGATTACGAAGTAAAGTTCAAAGACGAATTAAGCAAGAAAAAGCTGGTTCATAAAGTCAATCTAATTCGCACAGCAAGCACAATCAAAAGCAAAGTTGAATGGAACGATTTTAAGAAAAGCTACGAATTATTATGGGGTGATTTGGATTAACGGTGGTTTGCCTGATTCGAACAGGATAATGACGGATGAAACATTGCCGCCAACCTTTCCAGTAGGAAACCCCCACCGTTAGAAATACTATACGCCTAACTTATTTTTTAATCAATAGGAGAATAAAATGACTGAACGTGTTACCCAAGAACATCTGGAATCGATTATCACAGATAAACAATTCCACCGATTAACAGAAACACTCACTGTTTGTGTATTAACTTTACGCAATGGTTTTACAGTAACGGGGGAATCCGCCTGTGTTTCACCGAAAACCTATAACCAAGAAATTGGCGAACGTATTGCCTTTGAGAACGCTTTTAATAAATTATGGCAACTTGAAGGCTATGTGTTAAAAAATAAATTAGCTGGCTTTTAGCGATGATTAAAATCACCCTCAACGACACCCAAGCGGTCGCAAAACTGCGCATTATTGCCCAACAACTACAACACCCTCGCAAGCTCTATGGCGTGCTGGGGGAAACCTTGAAGAAAATCCACGCGGAACGCTTTAAGCAAGAAATAGCACCTGATGGAAGTAAATGGCAATCGCTTTCACCTCAGACTTTGGCACGCAAGAAAAAGAAAGGCAAGTCCACCAAAATTTTACGTCAAGATGGTTATTTGTCGGATAAAACTGCATATAACTACAACGACCAAAATGTGGAATTTGGTTCTGATGCCAAATATGCTCGCTTGCACCAATTTGGCGGTAAGGCGGGGCGTGGGGGTAAAGTCACCATTCCAGCTCGTCCGTGGTTAGGCATAAGCGAACAAGACGAGCAAAAACTATTACGAAAAGCGACTGCACTTTTACAACGTCAAATTAACCAAAGTTAGTCACTTTGGCTAAAAATCAAAAATAACGCACAAAACGCCCTCTGTGGCGTTTTAAATTGGATTCGATAAATGATTGCTCGGAATCCCTTAAGCGTGTTTATAAACACCCATAAACACGCAAAAACACGCCTTTTCTCCTTCTTCCCATTTCAAATTCTCTTTTTCAATCCTTAAACCAGTTTAAAAGCGACAAGCGGTCATTTTTTCTATGATGTGTGCAAACAAGGAGAACGAAATGACCTTTATCGAAATTTTCAAAGCAGGCAAACGATCTGATGCACACGGCACAGTGGTGGAAATCACGCCTGATGATTTGCAACAAGCGGTGGATGCCTACGATGTCGCCTATCACGAAGCCCCAGCCGTTATCGGACACCCCACAATGGAAGCCCCTGCCTATGCGTGGGTAAAAGGCTTGCAGTTAGACGGCGATGTGCTGAAAGCCGAGCTTGACCAAGTTCACCCTGAATTTGCCGAAATGGTTATAGATGGGCGTTTCAAAAAAGTGTCGGCATCTTTTTACCTTGCCAATAGCCCTGACAATCCAAAGCAAGGTTCGCTCTATTTACGCCATGTCGGTTTTTTAGGTGCAATGCCACCAGCTGTGAAAGGCTTGCGTAACCCTGAATTTAATGAGTCCGAGCAAGGCATTGTCGATTTTTGCGAAGAGGCTCCCGAAGCCCCAGCAACTATTAACCTCACTCAAACTGAACCAACTCAAGGAGAACCTGAAATGAGTGCAGAAGAGAAAGCGGAATTAGACCGCTTGCGTGCTGAAAATCAGCAACTCAAAGATGAAAATGCCAAAGCGAAAGCCGAAAAAGCGGAAGCTGAACTCAATCAAGCTAAAGCTGAAAATGCCGACTTTGCCGAGGGTTTAGTCAAAGCTGGCAAACTCGCCCCGATTGCCAAACAACAAGCGGTGGATTTGTTGAATTATGCGTCCACTACCGCACAAGGCGGTGTGGTGGAATTTGCCGAGGGTGAAAGCCTACACAGCAAACTCCAAGCCTTTTTAAACGCACAGCCACAAATCGTCGATTTTGCAGAAGTTGTCACTAAAGACAATGCAGCAGCTCCGCAAGACGGCACGGTGGAATATGCCGAAGGCACAAACCCAGCCAGCATCGAAGCTGACCAAAAAATCCGTGCTTACGCCAAAGAACACAATGTGAGCTACAAAGCTGCATTTAATGCTATTTATCAATAGAAGGAAAACTTATGACCGCACACAATCTTCAAGCACTTCGCGTGCAAGATCCTGTTTTAACCAACTTAGCACAAGGCTATCACAACCTTGAGTTAGTGGGTGAAGTCTTAATGCCAACCGTCGAAATCGACAAAGAAGCGGGCAAAATTCCGAAATTCGGTCGCCTTGCATTCCGCTTACCTAGCACGGTGCGTAACTTACGCGGCACGTCAAACCGTTTAGATCCTGAAGACATCACGGCAATCGACGTGGCGTTGGAAGAGCACGATGTGGAATACGCCATCGACTACCGTGAAGAAAACGAAGCGATTTTCTCTCTCCGTCAATTTGCCTTAAATACCACCCAAGATGTGATTGCATTAGGGCGTGAAAAAGAAGTGGCAACCCTTGCTCTTGATGAAAGCAAATACGATGCAGGCAACAAAGTGACCTTAAGCGGTACATCGAAAATCACTAGCAAACAAGCAGACATCTTTGCGATGTTCGACACGGGCATTCGTGCCGTGAAGCGTGCTATCGGTCGCAAACCGAATGTATGCGTGATTGCAGGCGATGTGTGGGCAGCATTAAAAGAACACCCAGCTGTCATTGAAAAACTCAAGTATTCACAAGTGGCGATTGTAACGCCCGAAGTATTCGGCAAGTTGATTGGCATTGATACCGTAAAAATCGGCGAAGCGGTGTATGAAGAAAGCAATCAACTTAAAGACATTTGGTCTGACGCCATTGTGCTTGCCTATGTTGCTCCACGTTCAACCGAACGCAAAGGCACAGTGTACGAGCCGTCTTATGGCTACACCGTCCGTCGTCAAGGTGGCTTATTTGTGGACACCTACAAAGAAAACGGTGGCAAGCTTGAAGTCATTCGCACCACCGATATTCACAAACCGCACTTGCTCGGTGCATCGGCTGGTTATTTGATTAAAGGTTGCCTATAACCCCAAAAAATCCCCTTCTTTAGTAAAGAGGGGGGAGGGGAGATTTGTAAAAATGTAACACCGTTTCATTAGGAGAAAGTAATGGACAAAACCAAACTCTATGCCGTCATCAGCACTATGGCGATTTACCACAACAACCAACGCTATGAGCAAAGCGATAAGCTCAAACTGACCGATGAAGAAGCCGAACGCATTGCACTTTATGTGCAGTTAGTTGAACCTGAACAAGTTGAACCTAAACAAGTTCAATCTGGATCGGCTGCTACTGAAGCCGATGTTCAAGTGGCTGAAGCCAACATTGCACAAGCAGAAGACAAAACCAAAGGTAAAAAAGGCGAATAATCAATGTACATTCAGGCACAAGATTTAACGGAAGTGGTGAGCGAAGTGGTGCTTGGGCAGCTCTCTAATGACAACACAAGAGCAACGGAAGTCGATTATGCCGTATTAAACAAGGCGTGCGAATACGCTACCGAAACGGTGGACGGCTATTTACGTTCACGTTATTTGCTACCGTTAAATGATGTGCCAACGCTTGTGCGTAACATTTGCCTACAACTGGCTCGCTATTGGTTGTATTCACGCCGTCCTGAAGGCAAAGGCTTTCCCGACAATGTGAAAGAAACCCACAGCCAAGCTTTAAAAGATTTGGAGCGCATTGCCAGTGGCAAACTGCATTTGGGCTTAACGGAAATCGGCGCGGAAGGCGATGACAGTTTGCCGTCTGCGTTGAAATTTAAAGCTCGCGCGCCACAGAAATTGGATTTGTCAGGTTATTAAGGAGCGCATCTATGAGTGCCACTTTACCGATTTTGCAAAGCATCAGAGATCATATCGAACAGAAGACCACGAGTTTCAGCATCGAACTGTTCCCCGATGACTTAGACCGCTACAACCTCACCGACCAATATGGGGCGGTGTTGGTGCAGTATGCAGGGTCAAAATTTGAAAGCCTTGATAGCACCGACATTATCCAACAACGCCGCAAAGTGCTGATTGCCCTCACGGTGATTGCACGTAGCCAACACGATGACACAGGTGCATTGGAAATGCTCGACCAACTTCGCTTAGCCGTCGTGGGTTTTCGCCCCACAAATTGTACCGCTTGTCATTTGGTCAGTGAAGAATTTGCAGGCGAAGAAAACGGCTTGTGGCAATACCAACTCATCATTCAAACCGAAACGTGGCAGGTAGAAGCACGCTTGCCGCAAAATTTACCAAAATTTACCGCGGCACGTTACCGCCGCAAAGAACCATAAGGAGAACATTATGGCATTCCATCACGGAACCAAAACCACACGCGTGACAGGTGGCTCTGTTGCGGTGGAAACGGTGGACGGTGCAATTATCGGCATCGTCGGGACTGCACCCATCGGTGCAGTGAATGAACTGACCGTGTGCCAAACTACCAAAGATTTTGCCCAATTTGGCGTGATCTTAAATCAAGGTTACACCTTGCCCGATGCTTTTGATGTGTTAGCACGTTATGCCGCAGGGAAAGTCTATGTAGTCAATGTGTTAGATCCAACTAAACACAAAACCGACGTACACGATGAAGTGCTTACCCAAGATAGCAGCACTTTAATGGCGAAAACCTCAAAAGCGGGTTTATTAAGCCTAACACTTCAATCAAACAGCCAAACCTTATCGGAAGGCAGCGATTACAGCGTGAATTTGCAAACAGGGGAAATTACCTTGAAAGCAATGCACGAAGGCTTAAAAGCCACTTATGCCTATGCCGACCCTGAAAAAGTGACGGAAGCCGACATCAAAGGCGGGATTGATTCAGCGACGGGCAAACGCAAAGGCTTTGAATTATTGCGTGATGGTTTCAACCTTTACGGTGCCGATGCCAAAATTTTAATCTGTCCAGAGTTCGACAAAACTGCAAGCTGTGCAGCGGCTCTTTCAACATTGGCCGAACAGTTAAAAGCAGTGGCTTATGTGCAATTGCCGAAAGGCACATCGCTTTCTAAAGCGATTCAAGGGCGTGGTCCACTTGGCACGTTAAACGCTTCAGCAAGCTCTGAACGTGTTCGCCATTTCTATCCCTATGCATTGGGTTCAAGCAACACATTAGAAAGTTTAGCAGTGCACGCGGCAGGCTTGCGGATGAAAACCGATACCGACAACGGCTACTGGTTCTCCACTTCAAACCGTCAGTTGCAAGGCGTAATCGGTATGGAAGTGCTTTTAACCGCGCGCGTGGACGATGAGCAATCGGAAACCAACCTGCTTAACGCAGTTGGCATTACCACGATTTTTAATAGCTTTGGCACAGGTTTCCGCTTATGGGGTAACCGTTCGTCAAACTATCCAACGGTAACCCATATCATCAATTTTGAAACGGCATTACGCACAGGCGATTTGATTGATGAGTCTATCCGTCGCACCGAGTTGCAATTTATCGACCGCCCGATTGATGATGCGTTGATTGACAGCCTATTGGAAACAGTAGACACCTATTTGCGTGCCTTGCCGTCAATCGTAGGTTATCGCGTCAGCCTTGACTACGACACCGACTTAGTCGATGAATTTAGCAAAGGTCACGTGCCGTTGATGTATGAATACACGCCGAAATTGCCAGCCGAGCTTATCAGCAATAAATCGGTAATGACCCGTAAATACTTAGTGAACTTGGTGTCACAACGCTAGAAGGAGAAAATTATGAGTACCGCAATTCATCAGATTGTGAACGCCAATGTGTATATGAACGGCAACTCGCTACTTGGCAAAGCCAAAGAGTTTAAATTGCCTGACATCGAGTTCGAGTTTATTGAACACAAAGGCTTGGGACTACACGGCACAATCAAACTGCCTGCAGGGTTAAATGCAATGGAAGGCGAAGTAATTTGGGATAGTTTCTATCCTGAGGTGCGAGTAAACGCCTATAATCCTTATAAAAACGTGCAGCTTATGGCACGTTCTAATGTGCAGGTATTTGATTCTCGTGGCTTGGCTGCGGAAGAATCACTTGTCACCACGATGAACGTGGCATTTAACAAAACCACAGGTGGGAGCTTGAAAAATAAAGAAGCGACGGAACATTCCGACACTTTCCAAATTTCTTCCATCAAGCAAACTCTTGCAGGTAAAGAAGTCCTCTTTGTGGACGTGCTTGCCAACATCTACCGCGTAAACGGTCAAGATGTGTTGCAAAAATACCGCACTAATATAGGGCAATAGATTTCTTTAAATCAGTTTAAAAGCCGTTTAAACCCCATTTAAGTAAACTCCTTTGTGAAAGTTAAACAATATACTCACAAAGGAGTTTTTTATGTCTCAAAAAGTCGATGCGGTTCGCACAACCATTAAATTGTCTAGCCCTGTTCAATTACCTGATGGCACAACGCTCGAAGAGTTAAAAGTGCGTGAACCATTGGTAAAAGATTTTCGTACAGCAAGTCAGCAAGGTAAAACTAACGAAGATCGTGAAATTATCGTTGCAGCACTTTGCTGTGGTTTGGTGTTGGAAGATATGGATTTAATCAAATGGAAAGATTATGTTCAGGTACAACGATTTCTGTTTGGTTCAGATGATACCGATGGAGACGTTAAATAATGCGATTGCTGATGTGGTTTGGTGGTTTGGCTTTTCCGCAGAAGAAATCAATAATTGGACGTTAAAAGAATTAGACGACTGGCTTGCTCAAGCCAATCGTCAAGTTAAGGCGGGTTATGTACGTGCTTGACGATAAAATTTAACCAGTCCAATAATTGCCCCTGTGATTGTTGCAGCACTTAAAGAAAGCAAGGTCATTAAAGGGGCAGTTACTAATGCGATAATTGTGCCTAATACAAGATAAAGAATAAAGCCCATACCAAAAGCAATAAAAAAGCTGTCTGTGGCATTAAACATACCTACCCAATACCACCAAGAAAACGCCAAAAAACCGATAGAAAACAATAAACCTATCACAGACCAGTAGGCTTTTTCTACTATATCGTAATCTTTCCAGTCTTCCATGATTTCTTTGAATAAGTCGAACATAAACGCCTCCTGAATTTTTCGTATATTTAACATAGTGAGCAAAAAATGGCAAATAATTTAGTACTCGGTTTAGTTATTGGTGCCTCTTTAAAAGGTAGTTTTTCTGCTGCCTTTGGAAAGGTGAATAAAACCATTGAAAACCTTTCTAATAATTTGGGTAAAGCAACCCAGCAAAACGAAAAATTGGGTGCAAAAATGGCGAAATGGCAAGAACGCCAAGTCGCACTGCATCAAAAAATGCAACTTGCCTATCTTTCGGGCGATCAGAATATTGGCAAACTTACTCGACGTTATGAGCGAATGCAGGCAGTAATTGCTCGCACAGCAGAAAAGCAACAACATTTTACCCGTGCTATTCAATCTTCTGAAAAAGCTCAACGTTCCTTATCTAGTACTTTAGAAAAACAACAGGCACGCAAACAAAACCGTGATGAATTAAAAGGTAAGTTAGCTAAATCTACCGCAATAACAGCTAGCGTAGCGTTACCTACGTGGAATGCTGTGAAAACCTATATGCAACAGGAAGAAGCAGCAAATAATCTGAAAATTTCAATGATGAAGGCTGACGGCACATTCGGCAAATTTAAGGAAATCGGCAAAATAGCCGACCAACTTGGCACGGATTTACCAGGAACGCGTGAAGATTTCTATAAGCTCGCCAAAGCAATGAAAATGCAAGGTGTCTCTGATGACACTTTGATTAACGGTGGCTTAAAAACATCGGCAAAACTCAACGTTTTACTTGAAATGGATCAAGAGCAAGGAGGTGAGTTCTTTGCAAAGATGATGGAATCTCACGGTTTATCAGAAGCTGAACTTGGAGCATCAGCAGACGATTTACAACGAGCAATGTTTGCTGCAGGTATGAAAAAAGACGATATGTATGGGGCAATGACCTACTATGCGTCTAATGTTCGTTCGATGAAATTAACAGGGCGAGAAAACTCACAGAAAATTTTTGCGATTGAGGGGCTTGCTGCTCAACAAGGTTTAGAAGGCACATCATTCGGTACAAACTTTTCAACAATGCTTGACAGAATGAGTAAAGGTCCGCAAATGATTGCTGAAGCCAAAAAAGGGATGAAGGCAGAAGCTCGGGATATTCTTGAAAAAAGCGGTGTGAAGTTTGACTTTTGGGATAAAAAAGGCAATTTCAAAGGTATTGACGGAATGGTCAAGGAGCTTGAGAAACTGCAAAAAATCCGAGCAAAATTTGGCGACCAAGCTGCACAAGATGTGGCTGATGCAATGTTTGGCACTGAGGGTAAGCGTGTCGCCTTGTTATTAGGTGAAAAAGGAACGACAGGCTTACAAGATTTCTTACAGAAAATGAAAGACCAAGCCAGTATTGAAGAACGCGTCGCCCAAAAAACGAAAACACTTGGTTCTGCCCTTGAGAGTTTAGGCGGTGCATGGGAAAGTGCGGTCGGGAATATAGGGTCTGTTTTTGCCGATGATATTAAATCGGGAGCGAAAGCACTACAAGGTTTTGTTGAAGATGCATTGACACCTTTTGTCAGCGAGCATAAAACAGCGATTAAGTGGATCGCTGCTACTGTAGGCGGTTTTTCCTTACTAAGCACAGGCGTATTAGCAACAAAATTTGCGTTTAGTGGCATAGCATCCATTTTTTCAGCAGCATTTATGCCATTTAAAGTATTTAAGGCAATTAAAGCAGCCAAAGAACTTGAAACCTTAACGGGTACAGTTACCAAAACAGGTAGAGTAATGAAATGGCTTGGCTCAGCCTTTGGTGTTGCGAAAAAAGCTTTTATTGGATTAGGGAAAGCTTTGCTTACCAACCCTATCGGCTTAACCATTACCGCCATCGCTGTTGCCGCCTATCTCATCTATGACAATTGGGAACCTGTTTCAGCTTGGTTTTCCAACCTTTGGACGAAAGTCACAGGTTACTTCCAAAACTTCTGCAACTGGGTGCAAGGCATTTGGACAGGAGCAACTGAATGGGTTTCGAGTGCGTGGACAGGTGTGTCGGATTACTTCGGGCAACTTTGGAATAACATCACCAACTTCTTCAACTCAGGCATCGGCAACATCACAGCCACTATTCTCAACTGGTCGCCATTGGGTTTATTCCAGCAAGTATTTTCCACCGTGTTGTCGTGGTTTGGTATTGATATGCCAGCCAAGTTTACCGAATTTGGTTCGAATATTATCAGCGGATTAGTAAACGGCATCAAAAACACGTGGGAGACGGTAAAACAAAGTGTGCTAGATCTCGGTGGAAATATCACATCGTGGTTTAAAGAAAAACTCGGTATTCACTCGCCAAGCCGAGTGTTTAAGGGCTACGGTGTAAACGTGGTGGAAGGCTTAGCAATCGGGATGGATAACGCCCAGCCACTCGCCACGGAAGCCAGCAAAAATCTCTCAAGTGCGGTGAAATTTGAGCCTGTTTTAAATAGCGTTGAAACCGCCTTTAAACCTCTGTTAAACGAGAAAAAAGGCTTTTTCGGCACACTGTGGGATGATGTGAAATTCGGGGCGAATTTTGTCGGCAATTTGCTTGGGCTAAATCAATCGACCGATTTCCACACGCCTGATTTTAATCAGGCAAGCAGTCAAAATCCGTCAATCTTTCGCGATTATCAACCGCTAAATAGAAATTCGGTTACCAATAACGAAACCAATCAGCACAACGGCATCGTGGTCAATTTTAACCCGACCATTAACGTGAACGGTAGCCAAAATCAGGGCGTAATGGAACAGGTGCAGCAAGGGTTGAATATGAGCCTTGTGGAATTTGAACGCCTGCTTAATCGTGTGCTAGACCAACGTCAGCGGAGAGCCTACTAAGGAGAAACAACGATGTATTTTATGCTAGGCAATATCGCCTTTGAGCCTGTCAATTTGACCGACTTCACCGAAACCCATTCTGCTGATTTTGCCGAACACGCGGTGCTCAAAGGCAAGCCAAAACTGCAAGCTATGGGCGAGAAACTAACAGATTTATCCTTTGCGATTCGCCTGCACCACAAAATCGGCGGCGTGGAAAGTCGTTATCAATCGCTACTTTCGGCAAAAGCCAAGCAAGACGCCCTTGCCTTGATGTGGGGTTCAAAATACAAAGGCAATTTTGTGATCACCGATATTTCATCGACCACACTTTTCACGGACGGCAAAGGTAATGCCTTGGCACGTGAGATGAATATCAGCCTGAAAGAGTTTGTAGGCAATTCGCAACAGGGCTTGCTTGGCGCGGCGTTAAATGTGGGCGGAAAATCGCTACTCGGTTCAATTTTGCCGAAAGGTTTAACCAATACGCTTTCAACTGTGAAAAGTGCGGTTAGCCGTGGCGTGGAATTGTATCAGCAAGGCAAACGTGCGGTGGACGAAGTTCGCAACACCGTTGCGGTGGTTCGCCAGTTGGCACACGATCCTGCTTCCGCTCTTGCCTATTTGCCCAGCACCCTTACCAATTTAGACAACGCCTTGGGCGGTTTTGGTGAGTTGGTCGGGATGCAATCCGCCTTTGACAGCGTTCGCCAATACTTGCCTGCTGTGAGTGAATTTAGTCGTGATGTGGCAGCGGTGTATGACGATTTGCAAATAATGAAACAGAGTTTCAGTCGGGCATCTGCCGATAGCGAATGGAATAACTGGTTCACGCCTGCCGATAATGCTTTAACTGAAATCAATGAGCGGCTGGATAATTCTGCAAATTCAGTGGCAAAAATGACCGCTTGGATTGTACTGCGAACCGATGAAGAAAATCCAGCCGAAACGGAGGTAAACGATGACACAAACCGTCCTTAAACACATCGTCAAACAAGGCGAACGTTGGGATAACCTTGCCTATTATTACTATGGTGATGCGTTGGAATATGGTCGCTTGATTTCTGCTAATCCGCAGTTGAGTTTTTGCGAAGTATTACCCACAGGAGCGACGGTGTTTATCCCTGTGCTGAATGTGAAACCAACCCAAAACGCAAATCTGCCGCCTTGGTTGCGAGGAAATGCCGATGAGTAACGTGCAAAAACCTGACTTCACGCTCTTTTATGAGAAAACCAATATCACGGCGGAGATTGAGCCGTCCTTGATTGAGCTGACCTACACCGACTATCTCGAAGGGCAATCAGACGAACTCTCCGTGCAGTTTGAAGACATCAACGGCAAGTGGATTCGCCAGTGGTTTCCGACACAAGGCGATAAGCTAAAAGCGGCGATTGGCTATCAGGGCGAACCATTGGTTGAAATTGGGGCGTTTGAGATTGATGAGGTGGAATACAGTTATCACCCGTCTAGCATTACCTTGCGAGCCTTATCCACTGGCATTAGCAAAGCTAACCGCACACTTAAGCCAAAAGCCTACGAGAACACCACGCTCGCCCAAGTGGTGGCAGCGGTGGCAAATCGCCTGAAGCTAAAAGTGGTGGGCAAAATTCGCCACATTCCCATTCAACGCATTACCCAATATCAAGGGCGTGATGTGGAATTTCTTGCCCGCCTTGCCCGTGAGTATCATCACAGTTTCAAGATTGTGGGCAATCAACTGGTGTTTACCGATAAAGATGAACTCGGGCAATCTAAACCAGTAGTAGTGCTTGATGAAACCGAATGTATTAGCTTGCGACTTCGAGATCGGATTAAAGACACCGCAAAACAGGTGGAAATCAAAGGCTTTGACACAAGCGGTAAAAAAGTGGTGAAAAAAAGCAAAAAAGCGACCGCACTTCGCCCGAAAATGAAGCAAGCACAGGCAGCAAGTGGCGATACGCTGAAAATTACCACACGAGGCGAAAGCCAAGAACAGATTGATGCCAGAGGCGATGCCGCATTAAGCGAGCAAAACGAAGACCAAAGTGCAGGCGATATTACCCTGATTGGCAATCCGAAACTGGTGGCAGGTTCGACTATTTTGCTCAAAAATTTAGGCGTGTTTTCAGGTAAATACTTAATCAAGCAATCTCGCCACAGTATTTCACGCACGCAAGGTTACATCACCAATATCGAAGTGCGAATGTTGGAATTTATCCCTGATGATTTATTAACGCTAGGTATGGAGATGACGAATGCAAACCCATAATTTTGGTGCGACCTATCAAGAAGGCATTGTGTCGGCAATCGACCCGAAAAGCCACAAAGTGCGGTGTAAAATTCCTGCATTGGAAGATTTAGAAACCGCGTGGCTTTCATTCTTAACGCCCAACGCAGGCGGAAACCAGTTTTACTGCTTGCCTGACGTGGGAGAATTGGTAGCGATTTTACTCGATGCACGTGGCGAAGGTGGTTGCGTGCTGGGAGCGATTTATAATGAGCAAGACAAAACGCCTGTGCAAGATGGCGACATTTGGTTCAAAAAATTTAAAAACGGCACAACTATTGCCCACGATCGTAAATTGGGCAATTTAACCATTCATACCAGCGGTAAAGTTATCGTCAATGATTGCGAAGTGGAAGTGAACAACGGTAATGTGAACGTAAACAGTGGCGATGTGATTGCTGACGGCATTTCCCTTAAAAACCATCACCACATCGAACAAGGTGACGGCAAGCCAACCAGCCCATCTAAAGCCTAATTCTTTAAATCAGTTTAAAAGCCCCACCCCAAATAGCCTTGTATCATCAAGGCTATGAATACAAATCCGATACACTCAACCCATTGGCAGCTTGCACCGAACCTTAACGAGCAGGCGGTGCAAGGCATTGATGATATTCATCAGTGCATTGCTAACATTCTCAACACCCTCAAAGACACGGATATTCTTCGCCCTGAATTTGGCTCGGATCATTTTCAATATATTGACCAGCCCGAAGATGTCGCCCTGCCGAATATGGTGCGTGAAATCACGCTTGCTCTACAACGATGGGAAAATCGCATCGAAGTCGAAAGTGTGCAAATCAGCGGACAAGCTCCGCATTTTGAATTGTTGATTTTCTGGACTTTAGTGGACGATGTATATCGGGAACTTTATCAGACACAGGTGGCGCAATGAGAAAAGAAGATGTGAAAATTGTCTCCGATGATATTAAGCAAATTTTAGCGGACGCCATTGCCGACTACGAGCAGCGCACAGGTAAAACATTGCAACCTGCCCACATTGAACGCTCTATTATTCAATCTTATGCCTACCGCGAAATGCTGGTGCGGCAAGGCATTAACCACGCTTTTTTGCAAACCTTTCCGCAATTCGCCACTGGGCTAGCATTGGATTTATGCGGCGAACCGATGGGCTGTTATCGCTTATCAGACCAAGCTGCCGAAGTCACTTTGCGTTTTAGCGTGAGTGGTTCGCATTCCGCCATTGTTATTCCACAAGGCACGCTGGTTGGTGCAACCGACAGCCTATTATTCGCCACCCAAACCGAAGTGCGAATTAACTACACCGAGCAATATGTAGACGTTACCGCCATTTGCCAAACCACAGGCGAAAGTGGCAACGGCTGGCAAGTGGGACAAATTAAAACACTCAAAAGCGAACTGCCTGCAGGCGTAACGGTTTCTAACATTGATGTGTCTGCAAATGGTATCGACACTGAAAGCGATGATGCCTACCGCAAACGCATTTTGCTTGCGCCTGAAGCTTTTACCACCTGTGGTTCAGTTGCTGCTTACGAATATCACACTCGTAGCGTGTCGCAAGTGATTTCTGATGTGGCTATTTCCACCCCTCAAGGCGGCACGGTCAAAGTCACGGTATTGACCAAGTACGGACTGCCGTCAGCCATTTTGCAGGAGAAAATTCGCCATTACATCAGTGGCGAAAAACGCCGACCGCTGTGCGACACCGTGATTGTGGCTGCGCCTGAACGCAAAAGCTATCGTGTGGTTGCTAACTTAGATTTGCTCGCTACCGTCGCCGAAAATGAAGTGAAAGCCAAAGCCGAAACCGCTTTGCGAACCTATCTTTCATCACGCACGCAAAAATTGGGGCTGGACATCGTACCGCTTGATATTCAAAGCGTACTGAAAGCCTCTGGCGTGTATAACGTGCATTTGGCAAGCCCACAACTTACCGAGCTCACGCCTGAACAATGGGCAGAGTGCGAAAGCATCACGATAAACATCAACGCGGAGCGCAAAGATGGCTAAGTTGCAATATCCGTCAATCATTGAAACCTCGCCCAAACTGACCGCACTTGCCGACCTTGGCAAGCGGTTAAATCGGCTGGATAAATCGCAAATTATGACCAGTTTCGTGGATTTAGTCCCGACCGAGTTTTTAGAACTGCTTGCCGAAAAATGGAGTGTCACCGGCTATGACGGCTGGTTACTTGCAGAAAGTATTGACGCTAAACGCAAGCTGATTAAACGTGCGGTCGAGCTGCACCGCTACAAAGGCACACCGTGGGCAATGCGGGAAATTATCCGCCAACTTGGGTTTGGGGAAGTGGAGATTATTGAAGGCTTGTTTGACAAACGTCACGACGGTTCATTTACCCGAGACGGTACATATTTTCACGGCGACCGCTCCAAATGGGCGCATTACCGCGTGATTCTGCAACAAACCATTACTAACGACCAAGCCGATTTACTGCGAAAAACCTTGCGTGTTTTTGCTCCTGCTCGTTGTGTGTTAGCGAGCTTAGACTACCGTCAAGCAGCACTTCGGCACAACGGTATAGCAATGCGTAACGGTAGATTTAATCGTGGCACAGCTTAACTCAAAAAGGAAACAAAATGGCAAATTTAACCTTAACCCGACAATGGGTGGAAAACATCTATCAACTGGAAACTTCTGATCCTGTAATGGGCGGACCAGACGGCATTGATAATCGCCAAGCCAAAGAGCTAGGGGCGAGAACCAATTATCTAAAAGACCAAGTGGACGGCATCAACCAAGACCGCATAGGCTACGCCCCAAAAGCTAGCCCTGCGTTCACAGGTGTCCCAACAGCCCCTACTGCCAACCCAAACACCAACAACACCCAAATTGCGACGACAGAATTTGTAAAAACCGCAATTGCTGCATTGGTGGGGTCAGCGCCAGCGGCATTGGACACGTTGGAAGAATTAGCCCGTGCGTTGGCAGGTGATGCAAATTTAAAAGCAACTTTGCTTGCGGAAATTGGGAAAAAAGCGAATGCCACTGATTTTAATGCCTTACATGATTTATTTATTGGTATCCCTATCCCTTATCCGCTCTCTACCGTCCCAACAGGTTGCTTAGCCATGAACGGACAGCGGTTTGATACTCGTCGCTATCCAAAATTAGCACAGAAATATCCGTCAGGGCAACTGCCAGACATGCGCGGTGAATTTATCCGTGGTTTGGATAATGGGCGTGGTGTGGATGCTGGGCGGGCGTTGTTGTCGACACAAGATTTTGCAATGCAAAAAATTACAGCAGCCTTTTCTATTAGAGCAGTACAAGAACAAGACGGTACAAGACGAAGAGATCTTATTGTACAAACAACTGGAGCATTTCGAAATGAACAAGGGGGAGCTTGGGACTTTGGGAGTTTAGCATCTCCATCTGGGCGTGGTTCAAATGTAAGTGTAGTGAATTTCGATTCAGAACGAGTTGTTCGCAGTGCAAATGAAACACGTCCCCGCAACATCGCTTTCCACTACATCTGCTTAGCCGAATAAGGAGTACAACATGACCGTAACATTTAATCAAGACGGCTTTGCCGAAACTAGTGGCGAAATCACCGTGTATTGCACTGACAACCAAGGTATTTACAGCCACAGCACCACCGAATTTGTCAGCGAAGGTGGCAGTCTTTCCGCAGGCAGTTATTTAGATGCACCGCCACAACCGAAACAAGGTTTTGTCATTGTGCGAGCAGATAACAGTTGGCAATATCAAGCCGACCATCGAGGCACCTATTACAGCAAGGAAACAGGCGAAAAAGTAGAACATACTGCACTGGGTGAATTGCCCGAAAATTTAACCGCACTTGCACCACTTACTGAACCATGCAAATGGAACGGTACAGCATGGGTAAAAGATGAAGAAAAAATTGCTGGTAATTTTACAACAACCCAAACTCGCCTTATCGCCAACATAGATGAGCACGCGGCAAAAATCTACAGCACCTGGACACGCTTTGAGAGTGAGTACCGCGAGCGTCAAGCTGCAGCGGATGCCTTTAAAGCGGTAAATTATGAAGGCGAATGCAGTCGATATATCTCAGACTTTGCGCAACGTGCGAGACTGGATAATAAGACCGCCACAAACCTGATTTTGACACAAGCAGCAGGCTTGGAAAAATTGCAAGTTGAGTTGGCTAACCAACGTATGCGTAAGTATGAGCTCAAAGCCCCTAATCTCACGCTTGAGCAACTGCAATCAATCCATGACGACATTATCAAGCAAATGGATAACTTGATGGAGGCATATCAAAATGGCTAAGGTTTATTTGGCGATGTACAAACACAAGCGAGACTGGCGCAAAGAGCCAATCAAAGCGATAGCCGACCACATTACTCGATTTTGCACAAAGGGCAAATACTCGCACTGCGAGATTGCCATTGAGCGTATAGAGTTTGGCAATGGGCATCATTATGAGCATGCGACAGTATATGACTGCTACTCATCATCGGTGCAAGACGGCGGCGTGCGTTGCAAGCAGATTGATGTATCCGATAACACCAAATGGGATTTAATCCCCCTTAATGATGTCGCCGAGGTGCAAATCAAAGCCTATCTTGACCACACTTTGGATTGCAAATATGACTGGTGGGGTGCGTTAGGGATTGTGCTAGGCATCAAACAAAAACGCTCAAAATATTTTTGCAGTGAGTGGTGCTTTAATGCGATTTGCGGTGGGGGAAATGGCTGGCGATTTAGTCCGAATCAGTTGGCCGCTATATTTAATAAAGAGAAAAGTTAAAAGGAGAGTTTACCCTGCACAAAGTTTAATTCAATAAAGAAAAGACGGCGATAACAACGGCACTAGGAATGCTCGTTGTTACCAGCTACGCAGACCTAGCCTGCATATAGCCATACGCCGCCTACCTTGCGCAAGGCTGGTGGATTGTAACAAATCTTTTGATTAGGAGAAATATATGCAGTCAATTAAAGCAATCCGTTGCACATTTTGTAACAAATTATTGGCGAAAGTGGGGATAGTTGGTTATTTAGAAATCAAATGCCCTCGTTGCAAAACTGTTAATACTACACGTTAATTTGATTTGAGTGTCAGAATGCCTTGAGCATCGGAACGCCATATAAAGGAAAAACTATGGCAAATCAAAACACCTTTAAACAAGCCCCGTTGCCGTTTATTGGACAAAAACGAATGTTTCTTAAACATTTTGAAACAGTTTTAAATGAGAATATTAAAGGTGATGGCGAGGGCTGGACGATTATTGATACATTCGGCGGTTCAGGCTTACTCAGTCACACCGCCAAACGGTTAAAACCGAAAGCCCGCGTCATTTACAATGATTTTGATGGCTATGCCGAAAGATTGGTATATATCAATGACACTAACGCCTTACGCACACAAATCTTTGCAAAAATTGGTAACGCTACGCCAAAGAATAAGCGTTTACCAAAGTCGTTAAAGGCAGAAATCATTAAAATCATCGACCAATTCAAAGGTTACAAAGATTTAAACTGCTTGATGAGTTGGCTATTATTTAGTGGACAACAAGTAAGCTCATTAGACGAACTGTATAAGAAAGATTTTTGGCATTGCGTTCGATTAAGCGATTATCCTAGTGCAGAGGGGTATTTGGATGGCGTGGAAGTTATCCGTGAATCATTCCATACGCTGCTGCCGAAGTTTACCGATAATCCGAAAGCGTTGTTTGTGTTAGATCCACCATATTTATGTACAAGGCAGGAAAGCTACAAACAAGCCACCTATTTTGATTTGATTGATTTCTTGCGATTGGTCAATATTACGCGACCACCGTATGTGTTCTTTAGCTCGACGAAGTCGGAATTTGTGCGGTTTATTGAGTATATGGTCGATGATAAAGTGCATAATTGGCAGGCGTTTGAAAACGCCAAACGGATTACAGTCAATGCCAAACTGAACTACCAAGTGGCGTATGAAGACAATTTAGTCTATAAATTCTAGCAGTAACAAAGGCTTCGAGTAATCACGAGGCCTTTTGTTTTAGTCTTCTAATTCGGAAAGTAAACAATAAAACGGTGGGGCAAAAGGGGCGAGCGTGGACGTAAATCTCACCACGCAATCTTTGCGTCCGTCTTCCACAAAACGCACATCTAAAAATGCCGTGTTATAGACAAAAGTTTGTCCGCATTCGTTAGGCAGTGAATATTGCGAACCGTCTACAACAAAACCGTCGTGTTCTTTTACGGCAACAAGAGCTAGTTCCATCATTATTTCTTGCTCGGTTCTCATTTTAAAATTTGTCATTTTGTAGGTTTCCTGTGTTTGTTTAACTTGGTCATAGGATTGCTCTCTTAGGTTTACATAGCAAGTCATCATTACGGAAAAATGACTGACTGCGGTCGAATTAGGCTAGGGAGGGATGGAGGGCTAAATAGGTGCAGTTATGTAACGCTGTTTCATTAAATGAAAAAAGCAAGAAAAGGAATTTATCTTGCTTTTTTAGGGACAGTTATGTTGTGCGGGTTTATTATCACTGGTCTTGGTGTCGGCGGTATTTTAGTGG